GCCGATGGCGTTAATTCTCTAAGGAGCAATCCTTAAAGTACCTGTAAGGTCTAGAAATAGATCTTGGAGGGATTCCGAACAGTTTTATCTGTTGACGAAACACCTATTTCAGGTTTCTGAGTAAGACAATTATGTCTTAAACTCTTAAATTTATAAATACCGTTTCTATCCGCAACATTTAGACTGTTTAGCGAATCGCGAAGATCAGCAAGAAAGACTCCGTTATCCTTGAGGATATCTATTAGATTTGCACCTAATGTGTCCTTTGGGGGAGTATAATTATTAAGGAGAAATACTGCCTTATCAGGGGAAATAGGTTTGACCGATTTCCACTTTTGTGCAGTCTCTTTGATAATTTTCTTTATTGCTGAGACAGTAGAACGAACAGAATAATTTGTTCGTTGGGGGATCTTCGATAGCCTTGGATCAAGGGAATGGTATGTAGTTACTTGCGTAACTGCATCACTTGAAACTTTTTCAAAGCTCTCTAGGACCTGTACTTCTTTTTGATCCGTTGCACAATACGTACTAAGATAAGTCTCTGACTGATCTTGGATTTGCGTTAGCACCAGTTTAATCTTCTTCTTCAGGTAGGGACTTAAGTTCGACATCAATTGGCTGGTTACCAATTTCCGTTGAACCTCTACTCCATACTCTGAAGTTAAAATTACTGCTGCAGCACGTCGAAACGAGGTATCTGCACTCGGTTTGCCGGGTAGCCCCCAACCACCAAGTTGTTTTGGCCAGTAGAGTGGCACACCAGAATTCTTGTAAATGCGGAATGCTTTCACATGAATAGATTTGGCTGCATCCATGAGCGCTTCGCGGCGCCATGGTTCAGTTACTTTCTCATACTCTGTTCTGAGTACCTCTGGTAGCACCACCCAATCGGGTGTGTCATCTGTTTTCTTCACTTCCCTGATATCCTTCTTTGCCAGTACTATTGCTGACAAAGTTGGTCGGGGAATGGAGACGATCTTCTTAACGTTCACAATTGAGGTTAATTTCCTCAGCTGGGACCTAGTTAAGAATGATAGAATACTGTTGTGTTGGGGATTAACCTTCTCCTCCACCGTACGCTTTGTATTTCTGATCTTGAAAAGTTTCTCTACAAAAATCATTCCAGTCTTTGACCGGTATGTTTTATATTGATTCACAACAAGACCTGCAAGTGCAAGGTGTTTGTAGTATTCTTCGGTGCACTCTGGTAGCCAATAGGCTCCCATGTCATCACCACAGATGATTACTGGCGCTACTCTCTTCCTATCATGGGCCCATCCTTTAGATTTTGGGATAACTGCCTCGGCAGATACCTCAAAGCCTTTTTCTGCTGCCCAGAGATTGATTAGAGATAAGATCGTCCATGTGAGCGGTAATCCCATAAGGATTCCTCTCTTACTTGTGACGCCTTCTAGGCTCTGATTACTTATGACCTCGGGGTTTTGCAATAGCATTCCCTCGATGAGCTTCATTCCGAAGTCTTCATAGTAATCAGGGATCTCATCCCTAAGCGCTCGGCAGATTCCTCTCCAGCATGCTTTGGCAGAGCTATGCGGAATGTAATCACTTGCAGCACTTAAGTCTGTTGATAGAAACTCCTTCTTAGAAGAGGTTTTGTTAACACTTGACTGTGCGACAGCAGCTTGGATGATGTGGGGGATTTCTGTTTCCCCCAAGAGAGAGTAGTTCATATTAGTGTCGAGCTTTAAGAGACGTAGCAAGCCTTTTACTATCATCTGCCCCCCTGCGACTGCAGTGGCTGGTGATATACTTGCTAACCTGTACTTATTACCTCGTTCCTTCAATATTAGCGGATTCATGTAGAACGGCTTTCCATCGTGTAATGCCTTCAACATGTCATTCTCTACCATTGCGGCAATGAGATAATTAGCTGCAGGTGTCTTATACTTATCCTTTATTTGTTCTAGACAAGGTTTATCCTGGTCAAGACAAGTGGCGTTGAGTTGATAAATTGGGATCATCCTTTCAAATGGGTTTGATTTATTTGCGAATGATTTGAAGTATTTTTCATACTTTGACTCACGTTCATTCTTCAGACCATCATTTGGTGGGCTTAATTTCTCAATCTTTCTACTTAATGCAGATTGTGCAAAGCGTTGGATTGCTGGAACATCAAACTTCCCGCCTTCTGTTGCTAAAGCACGATCTTTGTAATAAGAATATAGACCTCCCTTTGCTCGGGGTCTCTCGAGACAGGCAGAGGTATTTAGAACTAACGTTCCAAATAGATGGCCTGTATTGTGGTGTCTAAATTTTCTTTTGAGGTCACACATTTTATTAAATGTGAAGTCCTCTATTGACTTTAAGGTTTTTTCATCCACCTCAAAAGGGGTGAATAACCTTTCTGCCCACTTGTTTAGCTCTTCTTGCTCTGCTTCTTTATTTGGAAGCGGGTGCGGGAGTGATCTACCAAGTGACGCAAGAGTCCATAGGTTCTTCGTTGTGAGTTCGCTCACAAGTGATCCTCTAAAGAAAGAAAAGATATCCGGTACAGACTTACCCTTCTGTTCTCGAGGCGGTGCGCCTACCGCTTTTGCTTGTACCTGTGCTACCCATTCCTTGATTGCCTTTGCAAGGAAGGTTGATCCTTGGGTCTGTGCACTGATCAAGAACCATTCTAACAACTGGCATATGCCCCTCCATGCTGATATTTTATGGATATTTTCTAATAAGATACCGTCGTGGAGTTGTTTGAATGAGATCTTGAGAGCAATAACAACTAATTGATACTGTCGGGAAATTTTCTTTCCCTCTTCGCTACCCTTTGTCTTGTTAAGCTCATTAATTGATAGCTTAACACGTTTGCTTATCATGTCGTTCGTGAATGGTCTTAGACCGTTTCCGACCTTCTTTGATAGGTAGAGCGAGACACATTGATCCATTGTATTAGGTACAACTGCGCGTGCCACTTCTTTCGAGGTGGCATGGGTGGGGAACCCTG